AAAAACCCGGACAAAAAGTAGACGGTAGAGAGGTTATTTTCAGTGATGCTCCGCCCAACATGGATTCAATCGCAGCGTCTTTTTCTGACTATAGCGTCCGACCGGGACTGCAAGAAGTTTCTATATCAGAGTTTCCCGGTTTAACCGGTAGGCATTACTCAGCAGCCGGGAGTAAGCGTATAAAAGAACTTGCGGGTGAGATTGAGGAAAGCAATACGATCAGTCCTTTAATAGTAGCGATAGACGATGAGGGTCCATACATTTTAGAGGGCGCTACCCGCGCCGACGCTCTGTACAGATTAGGTGCAAAATCTTTTCCCGCTAAAGTAGTAGACGTTCGGAGATGATGTGACCCTCCCCTTTGAAGGTGAAGCCTTAGAGGCCCTGTGCGACCCATCCATAAGCCTACGCGCTTACGCTCAAATCATTGACCAGAAGACCGGGCAAGAGCACACCTTCGACCCGTTCGCGATTACCGACCGTCTACAGGAGACTGTAGTCTCGTACTACTCAGAGCCTCCTGTGACGGCTTTGGGGCAGACCAAGTGGCTTACCCTCCTCGGCTATCGTCAGGCAGGCAAGAGCCTTACCTCAGAGCTTTGTGGGTACGTCAAGGCCGCGTACACACCGGGACACGATCACGTCTGTATTGCGGATAATCGTGACCGGGCCGAATACCTGCACCGTCGCATCCACTTGACACACAGCCGATGGCCAGAGCCAGTGCGTTCGCCGACCGTTCCTAACCGAGAGGTTCGGCAGTTGACCTTCCAGCACGGTGGCAAGATGCGCGTCCTGTCTGGTGAGTCAGGTGCGGTTGGTATCGGCCAGTCACCGGACAGCTTCCACGGGTCGGAGCTTCCATATTGGCGTAACGCGGGCCATCAGTTCTCGATGATTTATCCGTCGATGATTAACCGGGACCATTCCCAAGTCCTCTTGGAATCAACGCCCTCGCCGATGAGCGAGCCTTCGGCGGAATGGTGGCGCGACCACTGCCGTGACGCAAAGCTAAGTCGCGGTCGCTGGGCGTATGCGTTCTTCCCGTTTTGGGACGGTGTCCTCAACCGGCGCCCATGGGTTAAGGGTCAGAAGTTAACCCTTGAGGAAATCAAGCTTCTGGAGAAGTACGGGCATCTTGGGTTAGAGAAAGACAATCTACAGTTTCGCCGTCTTATGATTGAGACCGATGCCGAGATTCGACGAAACCCTGACCTATTTAAAGTCTACTACCCGTTCGACGACATTAGCTGTTGGATCGCCTCTGTAGGTTCCGTGTTTCATTCTACGCTTCTAAAGCGCCACCAAGATTCTATCCTTGTGCCTTGGAACGGGCCTTACATGGAATACGAAAAGCCCGAAGGTGGCGCGGTTTACGCCATCGGCGTTGACCCTGCGGGTTATGCTGCTCGCGACCATGCCGCATTTCAAGTGCTAAAGGTGTACGATGGAGAATGGACTCAAGTCGCAGTCTACGGAGGAGTCACTGACCCCTTGGTATTCGCAAAGAAAATCAATGAGGTTGGCAAGAAGTACAACAATGCGCTTGTGGCTGTGGAGAGTAACGGGGTTGGTGTTGCTACTTTGGCTTTACTTGAAGAGTTGGGCTATCCAAATCTCTACTACGAAAAGCCCTATAAGCCCGGAATCGCTGCTACTGCTAAATCCGTAACGATGATGCTCTCATACCTTCAAGACGCCTTGAAGGACGAACTCATCCTTCGTGACGAGGACACGGTTGGCCAGCTTGGGTCTTATCGTGAAGACAAGCGTACCGAGCGAAGCGCGCTGTCAGAGATGCTGCATTCCGGCAAATCGGGCAAACGCCGCGACAGACACCACTGGGATAAAATCTCTGCACTTCAAATCGCCTGCACCGCTGCCCGCATGTGTCCTCGTAAATACCGCAAAGAAACCCCTGAGGGCCTAGAAAATGTGGTGCTCTTCCGGGACATGACATATGAACAGGTACAGAGTCATCGGAAAAAAGACTCCGAAGGAAGCTCTAAAACCAAATGGCGTCGAAGCCGCTATCGACGGAGGAAGTAATGCCGGAATCAGACGCGCAGAAACGCAGCGACATGTCTCTTGGTGACCTCATGTCTCAAATCGCAGACCTCCGAAAGCAAGAGCTTCTCTCAAGCCGAATGCCGATTAAGGACGACCTAGCGGAGTCCAACATGATGGACTATGATATGCGGCAAGAGCAGCGCCGCGAAAGGAGTCCTGATGCCTAAGGTTACGTTCAGCCCCTTTATTGCTGGGCACATCCCTACGGGCGAAGAGGTATTCGATTACCTTTACTCCATCCCTGAAGCAGGCACACCAGACTCCTGCTCTGTTTTAAACGGCTGGCTGGACGCGGACAACTTTGACAAAATCGGTCGCAGGCAGGTTGATTTCAACTCTTTACAGCGAAATGCGACCTCGGGGGGCAAGTCTGTTTGCGGCACCGCTCACATAGACTATTTCTCCCCCGTACAAAGCAGAACCGAATCTGAGCCTGCTACTGACGGGTGGTTCAACGGCGTATCTGCCCCCGAAACAGCGAGTGCCAATAACTTTATCGCAATCCCCGGCGGGTCGGTTCAGTTCTACTTGCCTTACAAGGCGTTTGTTTTGCTGACGTGGCAGGTTTGTTGGACCAATGACTCGAGCGGGACCGAACGGGAAAGCCACATCCGCCTGTTTGTCGATGACAAGCGCGTAGGGCTGGACGAGACGGAGAAAGACAACTCCTGCAATGTTCGCCGGGTTCGCCGGACGCAGTGGCCTGCGGACTATGAGTCTTCCGACGCTAGTGTTAAGTTTAACTTTTTAAGAGGGCGCTACAAGAGCAGGTACTGGTCAGGGCACCAATGGCTTCCTCTGCCCGGACGAACTCCTTTATCAAAAGGGTTTCATTCTGCGTCCTTAAGGGTTATTCAAGATCAAGACGTAAAGCAGACTCGGGTTCGCATCCGGTCGCTCAAATACATATTCTTCAAAGCATCAGACGACTGAGGTAAACATGTCAGACATGAGCACCACGCCAAGCTACCGCAGCGGCGGAACCCTTAGGGATGTGGATTACACCGACACCTCTGGTAGCGCCTACGGAAACTTAAGTAAAACCCAGCAGAACAAGATGGACCGCGCCGCCAATCTTGACTCTAAAGGCAAAGCCGTCAAGGCTGAAGAACTCCGAACCAAAGCTCTTTACGGCACAAAAGACCCGGCAGAAATCGCAAAGATGAAACTGCTAGAAGAGCTGCGTAGGTTTGACCAGACGGGCGGAGCATCAGCGGGTGTAACCCAGAAAGAGCGGGACGAAACGATGGCTGCCGCCCGACAGGCGGGTGAACAGAGCGCGCAAGGCATTCAAACAACACTTGCGCGAAAAGAAATGTCTGGTGCTGGGATCCAAAACCCCGGAGAGCTTCAACAGGCCGCTCGCGATGCCGGGTCAGGCACTGCCGCCCTTGAAGCAGACGCTTCCGTCCGCTTGACAAAACTTGATGTAGACCGGCGAAACGCTAAGAAGGCGGAACTTATGGCAGCGCTAGCAGGCTCTCCAATCGCTCCGCCGACCGCAGCCCAACAGGCCGCTACAACACTTGCCACAGATGTCGCGCCTCAAATCATAGGTGACCTCGTCTACGGCTACACACAGGTGGCTTAACATGGCAGTCGAAGAACCAAAGTCTGACGAACAAATGGCAATGCTGATGCAGCAGGTCCGCGACATCGACATGCAAAAGCGCCGCCAAGCAATGCAGATGGGTGGCGCAATCGGAGGCCGGGCAGCGTACCGACAAAGCGGGGCGACGTTCGCGCAGCTTCAACAGTTTGCTCCCATGCCGGGCGGATTCATGCCTGCCGATATGGCTAAGTTTAACAAGCCTCTTCTCGACGCCTATAACGAACTGACCACCGCGCAGGCGGCCATCGGCGGGGGCAACGACAAAGAGCAGATGAAGCAGCGCGTCATCTTCCACAAGGCCGCGATGGCGGAAGGCGTTAAGCTGCTCAATCAAAAGCGTAAGCTCGCCAACGACATCGAGAAGAAAAAAATCGACAAGCAAATCGATCAGGCCAAAGAACATATTGACGCCCTCGACAACATGGAAGGCATCACTGGAAAATCTGGCGGTATCTCAGAGTACGACCGGGGTCGCGCTGCGGCCTACTCTGCGGTTGCTCAAGCGGAAAA